CAACAGCTACAACACCGTCTACGCGTCCAGCGCGGCGGCCGCCTCTGCCCTGCAGTTCAAGACGCAGGTGAACGGCGTGGACATTGGCGAGTCCAAGGCTCTGCCTCACTGGGTCGACGTCGCCCAGTACTACCACACGCCCAACGGTTACGCACCGTATGGTGCCGTGGCCAACGTGGCGATTGTGCCGTTCTGCCTGGACACGTCCAAGCTGCAGCCGACCGGCACGCTCAACTTCTCTCGCATTGACACTTACCGGATCGTGACGCCCGCCACCGTGACCGTGAAGACCCTGACGCTCAACAGCCAGAACACGGCACCAGCCTACATCTACGCGGTCAACTACAACGTGCTCCGGATCCAAGGCGGTATGGGTGCCCTGTTGTACTCTAGCTAGATGCACAACCAAAACAAAACAAAACACAAAAACAAAAACAACATATTTAGGGGGATTTTCGCTCATCCTAAATATGTTCAACCCACCCTTCTTTTGGATGTTCCAAAAATTCAGGCAGATTGTTGTAGTTTACGGTAAGTTCGGAACCTCGCGGAACATGACGAAGTGTCCATATGTTCCATGTACCAAACAATGAATCGTAGACAAGTTCACAGTTGTCTACTTTTGAGTGGTTTATCCAGGAGCCCGTGTAACTTATGCCCCCGTGCCGATAAACAGCTATACATACATGTTCTCCCGGTCTCATATCCACGTCGGTAAACAGTCCGTTCCCGTGAATCCTCGACCGATCAATGTATACTTTTTTCATCATTTATTATTAGCATGCAAATTTGGAAATGGGTCCTGGCGATCGGCCTGTTGTTCCTGATTACGTACAACCCATCCACGCGTACTTTGGCTAATTTTTTTGAGGGTCCAATGGTAGAGGGCGGACGCCATGGCGGACCCCCATATGCGCGAGAGGCACAAATCGATAGCGATTCCGGTGACGATGATCGGGAACCGTCCTCATATGCTCATCGTTCACGATAGGCGGTACAAGGAGTGGACCTTTGTCACAGGCGGGTGTCGTCGACGCGAGGTGTACAATCCACTTCGTTGTGCAATCCGTGAACTGCACGAAGAGACTCGTGGGACCATCGACCTCAAACGAGGTGCCTATGCATACTTTCGATTCACGACCGACTACAAAGGTCCAGGTGATACAGAGGCTGACGCCGATACGGTCAGCGTCTATCATGTCTACGTGATTGACCTTCCGATGACATCCGGTGAACAACAAGATGTCGTCACGCGATTCAACGAACAAAAGATAAAGATGGAACTGAATCAAGTTCCGTTTAAAAAGAATCATGACGAAAATACGGAAATGATGTGGGACACACTCGAAGGCATCTCGGACCGAAGAGACTTGTGGATACTTATCCGTGAGTGCGTGCTCAACAATCCAGACTTTGCAAAGGCGCTCAGCGCGTCCCACAAAACAACCTTTTATCTGAGACCATAAATAATGACGCGCCCAAAGCGTGTTTTTGCCGAAATGCTCGCCAAGGCTCAGGGTGGCGAGGATGTTGACGTGGATGACATCTGTGAGAAACTCACTCTCGCGGATATCATGTATGAACTCAAGAAACTTGAAAAAGAGGCCGAAGCCGAAGCCGCCCCCGAACCGGAGCCGGAGCCGGAGCCGGAGGCAAAGTCTGAGCCAGAGCCACTTCGGGTCATTCCTGATTTTTGGTCTCGGTTGTCAGGTGAATGAAAATATTGACTGTTAATAAAATGAAGAACGTTTCGACCCCCTTGATGGTCGCAGGTGGATTTGTTGCTCTCTGGGTTGTCCTGACCCGTTCGTACGCAGGCTACAAAGGTCAGGAGACGGACAGCGTTGCGGATCGTTACATAAACAAACCGCACGTTTCAACGTAAATGGCACTCGCAACCCGTCCTCCGACGACTCGTCGTATGTCGACCGACCAGGGAAGTAAGCGTGTGTACACGCTGCACAGCAGCCCAAACACTGTGTTTGCGTGGCGAACGTCGCACGAAAACATGAAAACAGCAACTGTGGTGTTTCGACGCCAGAAGGATGCTCTTCTTATGGCGCACATGATTGAACGACATGTGCGCCAGAACAAGGAATGGCCCTCGACGACCATGTTTGATTTTCAGCTAGATTCGGGACCTGGTACAGCTTCGAACGAACTTGAACTTGTCGATATTCGCCAATGGGACTTTGAGAATCTCAAAGTGTATTGTGTCGAGGCTTATCTGGACATGATTACGCTATCGTCAGTGACGCCGTCGACAGAGGGATTTAGCATCAACGGCGAACTGATTACACTCAATGTGCCGTTTGAGTTTTATGCCGATCGTCTCAATCAACTCTGGGAGGAATGAACGCCTTGCCGGTCAGAACCTGGGTCGCGTACGACGTGGCGAGTACAAAGTGAATGTGGGGCCAGTCGAGAGCCTCGACGGTCGTCACTTTAATCTTCATCGGGTTGTCGTTGATATCATTGACCACCTGGTTACGGGCGTTAGGGTCACCCAGTGACGGAGCGAGCACAGTCATCTTCTGAAGCCATGTGACGTGTGACTCGTTGTTGGCATCAAACTTTTTGATAAAGCGCTGAGTAATAGTGTCAGCCATTTACTCAACAGCAGTTATTTTCTTTATATTTGACAGATATGAGCATCGCGAATGTTGTGATGCTCTCACTCTTTGAGATACTGGGTGACTTTCAGTTCAAGTTCTTTGCGCGCCAGGGTAAGCTCGCGAATTTTGGCGGCGGTCTCGTCGGATATTCCGGTGTCATCTACTTCCTCATCGCTGCTCTCAAACAGGGCAACGTTCTTTGGGTCAACGGGATGTGGGATGGCATTTCTGGCCTGATCGAATCCTTGGCGGCGGTTCTTATTCTCGGCGAGCGGTTCAATAACTGGTTTCAATATCTGGGCTTGGCTATGATTACGACCGGCCTTGTATTGTTGCGAAAGGGCGGCATTACTTATTAGGGCCATGGAGACTGCCAGCTGAAAAAGGTGTGGCATGATACGTACAACAAGCATGTACTTCTGACGTAACGTCAGCATCTATCCTTGAAGGTTAAAAAAATATCACGCAAATACCGTAATGGAAAAACTCATCCGTGAGAACATCCTGCCACGGCTCGATGCGCACGAGGCTGAACTTTGGGAGCTGCGCGGTGCAACCTGGCCAGTCTGCCAAGCAATCAAAGACAACAACATGGCGTTCCGAAACATAAAAGAAAAGCGTCGTTTTTTTCGTTTTCTGGACCAACACGAAATTCGACGTCTGTTGGGGCTCAAGGCGGCCTATGCCCGAATTGACGACGTGTCACTCGAAGAAGAGGTCCGAATGGTATCACCCTCGACCATCCGTCGTACAATTTCGTCAAACGATACCGAAGGTGACCATCCGGAAACCTGACGAAACTTTGACGAATCTCCAATGAGCAAGTCAACCTCGGCCGGTCGGTAAAATGCCGGGTCGCGAACGACGAGCGGTTCGCCGGTCAGTACGTTTCGTCCTGTACCATCCTCGTCCCATGTGAGTTTTACACCGATGTGCCCAAAAGCCTTTTCGACAAATTCATAAATGGTGTGCGTCTCGTTGGTCGACACGACATAGTCGTCCGGGGTATCCAACTGGAGCATACGCCACATGGCCTCGACATAATCGGGTGCATATCCCCAATCGCGTTGGGCCTCGAGGTTCCCAAGCCGAATCGGAAACTTGCGTGTCCCGATCGCCTTGGTAATTTTGCGCGTCACAAACTCTTCACCGCGTCGTTCCGACTCGTGATTGAACAGGATTCCGGTGCACGCAAAAAGTCCATGCGCCTCGCGATAGTTTTTGGTAATCCAAAAGGCGTACAGTTTTGCACAACCGTACGGACTCCGAGGGTAAAACGGCGTCTTTTCGGTCTGTGGAACTTCTTGAACTTTACCGAACATTTCAGAAGTTCCCGCCTGATAAAAACGAATTCGTTTGTCGCCCGACAAACGAATTGCCTCAAGAATGTTGAGCACACCGAGAGCGTCTGTACGTGTTGTCCATTCGGGTTGTTCGAATGAAACCTGCACTTGTGATTGGGCCGCCAGGTTGTACACTTCTATACGGTCCCATGATGTAATATCCGTAATGCGTTTCACAAGTGAAGATACGCATGATGGATCAGTCACGTCACCTCGAATCAAATGAAAGTTTGGATGGTCCGGAGTCGCTTTTGTATGACTTGAAAACCGCATGAGTCCATATACTGTATAACCTTTTCCGAGAAGCAACTCGGTGAGATACGACCCATCTTGACCGGCAACACCGGTGATAATTGCAACTCGGGACATTATTTACTATAATCTTTATTCTTTTATATCATATTAAGACGTTGCAAAGTATCTAAACTTGCCGGAAGTGGAACATCATTCGGTCGAGGTACGAGTGCCGTCTTGCCATCAAGATGAATACCATCATTTATATATTTGTCGAATAACTCGGGTGTTTCACTCTCGCGTTCAGGATCTTTTCCGTGAGCATACGTCTGAAGTTTATTGTACACGTGAGCCGAATTTCCAAAACTGCTCAGATGCCATCCGCTATACTGAAATACTGGAAACTTCCATCTGTTTTCACGGAAATAATTTGGGCCGACTCTTTTAAAAAGTTCACAATTGGTCAATACCGTACCGATCCATGGTTCTCCGGTAAAGATGTACTTCATAGAATATTCAAACATGTACATATGAACTGAACATATAACATGTGGCAACGGAGACCGTGGAATCTTTTCTATCCACGGAATTTCATCGAGGTCACTGACCATGATGCATGCGCTGTCAGGGACACCTTCAAGACCTCGTAGAATACATTCGCGTTGATATTTTTCTCTCGACCAGGGATTTACATCGTTCGGGCACTCATCTTTTTTGACTATAATGTGACGAATTTTTGGAAGCCATTGTTCAAAACGCGCCTTGTTATTCTGAAAGAATAGTTCCTTTGGGCCGCCGACATGATTCAATTCCGCCTCGACAATAACAAAAAGGTCGACGTGCGGTCCGAGAACCGTCAATCTCAACTCAAGAACATCCAGTTCGTTATAAAACATAAACGTATCGACGAACATTACATACTATGACCGTCTAGGCTTAAAGTAAAAAGAGTCAAGCTTGATAATGGGTCGGATCATCCACACGCCAAATGGTATATTTGAAATTGACGAAGATGATTGTTACATCCGCAACCATATGTCGTCCGGATACGTGTTTGAGTCTCATATCATCAATGGCATACTTCGGCCGTACATTGAAAAATCCAAGTACATTGTTGACGCTGGTGCAAACATTGGATGTCACAGTATAAGCTACGCGCACTTCAACCCTGACGCGACCGTGTGGTCATTTGAACCACAGAAGAATCTGTACGATATTCTTTCCAGAAATGTCGCACGCAATGGTCTTGATGACCGTGTCAAAGTATTCAACAAAGGCCTTGGTCACAAGGCCATGTCAGTCTCGTTAGCTTCACTGGACACTGTACGTGACGACGCTCCGCACCAACGGGGGTGGAACAAGGGAGGTATCGGTATTGGGGAAGGGGGTGAGACGATGGATGTCGTGACGATAGATTCACTGAATCTCCCGGGCCTCGATTTCATGAAAATTGATGTCGAGGGTGCCGAGGGGCTTGTTATCAGAGGAGCTGCGAATACAATCAAAAAATACAAGCCTGTTATATTTTTTGAACATAATGAACAGCGGATCGATCCGAAACTCGTCGGACTTGACAATGTTCCGACACCTTTTGTCGAACTCGTAAAACTTGGCTATAAACATTTTGAGTACACCGATTGGGACAATTACATTGCAAAATAATTTTGACCCTTGAGGTCGAGAGATTCGAGCACACGGCGATAGTTTTCATGATGTCCACCGGGCGTCTGATGGTGTAACGCATCCCCGTCAAACCCATATGATAACTGTTGAATAAGACCTATATGACAATCGGCCACGTAGCACGTCTTGCGTTTTATACCATGCTTAGCTAGCAAATTACTAATAATAACATCGTCAGCTAAAGTAGCCTCGTTCCGAAGATCTTTAAATTCGTGAATAATTTTCTGAATCCATCCAGCCTTTACAAGAACGGCTCCGTATCCTTCGAGAACATCAACGTTCGTTCCATGCTGTCGCGGATACAACTTTTGAAAATAATTTTTAAAATCAAATCCGGATAACCCCCATGCAGACACAGTGTCGGTCTTCCACCATTTGAGGAGGTTCGTAACCATTTTTGGATCATATACAGTGTCGTCATCGACATATACAATGATATCCTCTGGATCAAGATGAGTTGCCGGACCTATAACCTTTGTACCCGGACCCAAATCTTCGCATGCTCGATTAATTTTTAACTTTTTCCCGTACAATTTCGGAACATACTGATCCCAGTCAGGAAATCTGTTATAGTTTGGTGGAATGTTCACCCAGATTTCGTGACACGTCTGAAGTTCCAGACGGTCAATGACACCCTGAAGATGTTTAATTCGAGACGGTATAACGGTAAGACTGATGACGACTTTCATTATGTTCTTTTATGTTCGGTGTTTTTAAACCATTCAACAGTCTTCCGTATACCTTCATCGAGTGATGTATAATTGAAATCGATTTGTGTATGGTCCGTTGTCTTCTTCACCTGACCGTTTGTGCGCGTCGTGTCGTACACCACTGGTCCTGTAAACCCAAAAGCCTTTGTGATGAGGTTGACAACGTGCGACAACGGAACTTCGGCATCCGGCGGACACAGAATCATCGGTTTTGAAACATCTTCATACTTTTGGAATGCCCATAGAGTCATACGGGCAATATCTTCACTGTATATAAATTGCCGTTGAGGCGTTCCGTCACCCGCCACGACGAGTGGTGTTCCGTCCCGTTGGGCCAAGTAACATTTATGAATAAGGGCCGGCATGACATGAGCATTTTCAAGATTAAAATTGTCACGTGGTCCGTAAATGTTTGTCGGTACGACACAAAAATATTCACGACCGTACTGTTTCTGGTAGAGTCTACAGTGTACCTCGACCATACGCTTTGCGTACGCGTAGCCTTCGTTGCTTGGATGAGGTGGGCCGGTGTGAAGCATTTCGGTCGTGATAGGATATGCTGGTGGTGCATCCGGGAAAATGCAGGTCGAAAGATAACACAGTACGCGCTGAATACCAAACGAATGTGCGGTACGAAGGATGTTTGTATTCATGATGATGTTGTCTTCGTACATTTCAACCGCTTGTTCCATATTTTTAAAAACTCCACCAACGTTTGCCGCCAAATGAATCACACCATCGAGTGGCATATTTATTTTGAACAAGAGTTCAACTTGAGCTGGGTCCCTAAGATCAGCATCTTTAGAGCATACAGGAATCCATTCCATTCCATCGAGTTGCGTGAGAGCAGTCCCGACGAGTCCCGACGCGCCCGTCACGAGTACACGTTGCATGGTCTATAAAGTATAATATTGTTTAAGTTACAAAATTGAAATGTATGTTTCCATAAATTGCAGCCATATAACCAAAGGTTGACATACCAGGTGCGTCCGGTGTTTGACTTGCACCGGTACAAAAAACACGCGGACACATACTCAGCAAAAAAAAGTCCAGAAAAATATTCCGTCTATCCGTTGTCGATGCGAGCGGGCACCGATCATGAACCACACTAATTGTTGTATCAAGCGTACGGGCCGTCGGAAACAACTTCTTTGTTTCCGGACTATCACTTGCAAGAAAGTAAGGCGTAAACGTTTGGGAAATTTTACGAAACGTTTCAACCGTTGCATCATTCGCAAACAAATCTTCATTTCGTTCGACAACTTGACGACTGTCCGGAGCGGACGCCCCACGACGTATATGAAGACCCGCCTGCACACCTTGTACAAGGTGTGCATGTTCGTCGATAATTTTTTGAAGTTCAGCAGACGGTTGAATCAGTTTACGGACGAGCGGATGGACGTTTAGGACCGTATGATTATTGATATAAATGCGAGGTTTATATACAGGCAAATCTGTCCGGTCCGTAATTGGAAAATTAAAAGTCAGCCAACGACCAAGTTCAAAATCCTTAATCGATTCGTGAACCATTCCGTCTGGGTGTTCTGTGAAAAAATCACACAAGTGAATCAACGTATTTGCAAAGCCATGACCTTTAAGTGGGTACAGAATCATTGAATATTTAAAAGATATCCTCTTTAAATATCCAATGACCTCGACTCTTGTGTGTATTATGGCACAAGTTCGACTTGGTGACCCTACGTGGCCCAAATTTAAAGAGCATGTTTTAGATGTTTTCGGTGCCGATTTGGCTTTGTGTATAAGTGATGCGCCACCGAAAGCATTTGGAAAACTCACCGGTGAACCTATAAGCGACGGACCTTTCTTCAAAAATGCCAAGTACATTTTCAAAATGAAAGAACCTGACGATTGGCTTCAGGCACTCGAAACGATGTCCCCGGAACTTGTACATTTTAGACACTTTCCCGGTCATTGGCGTGTACCGGGCGGAATAAATACGTATTTTAAATGGTTCTTGTTCAAAAATCTCGATCAGAACAACCTTTTGTCAAAGTATGACCGTATTATAATCACCAGGTCTGATTACTATTGGCAAAGTCCTCATCCGGTACTTGACAATGAACATGTATGGGTGCCAGAGGGTGAATGTCACGGAGGTATATGTGACCGCCACATGGTGATTCCGTCAAAGTGGGCAAAGGAATTTTTGGCAGTCGGTGAACGTCTACAAGTTGACAAACATATGATGCCTATGATTGATCTTCTCAAAAAACGTCCGTGGGGGAGAAATTTCATGATGAACAATGAAACATTTTTGTGGTTCATGTACCTTTCAGAAGGGCTTCACGAACGGATTGGATTTTTTAAACACGTGATGTACGTCCTTACAATTAAATATCCGGACGAATTTGTCGATGCAATGAATCCTTCACAAAACATTGTTACATGGCCATGGACAATCGACCATACGTACGTTTCTCCAGTGAGTACTATGTTTCGAGGTCGTTTAAACAAGTAAAACATTATAACACTACATGAAGACGGCCGTGTTTTGTCTGACTCGCGGATATCAAAACCCGGCCATGTACTCTCGGCTCATTACCCGAAACATGTCAATTCAAAAACTTATAGGCACTTTTCCAGACTTGGTGTTGTTCCACGAAGGAAATATTTCACCTGGACATCGCCAGTTTATCGAAACCAAGACACCGGCGATGAAGTTCAAATGGGTCCAAGTGCCGTTCAGTTTCCCGACCGACGTTCCCTTGCCCGCCGAGACAATCAAGACGTTTTATGACGGAAGTTGTTATCCGGGCTATCATATCATGTGTGAATTTCACACATGTGACGTGTGGGACTACCTGAAGGACTATGATGTAGTTCTTCGGATCGATGAAGATTGTATTTTACAAAGTGAAAAGTGGTCCGACGTGTTCGACTGTGTCACACCCGACACACCGTACCGGACACCAATGTTCGACGTCGAGACCCACGACCTCACGAACAAAACTCTGCCCGAATGGCTTGGCGAAGATGCTCACCTGTACGACCGAACCATGCCGTACACGAATGTTTTTGTAACTCGAATGGATATATGGAATCGGTCAGACGTACGTGACTGGATTGAAAATGTCCGGCGGTCGCGCGGCTGTATCAAGTACCGTTGGGGGGACCACGTGCTCCACGGTGTGATTCTCAAAAAGTTTGGAATTGGTCACGGGACCATGAACGGCTACGACTATTATCACGGAAGTCACAACCGCCACGTCACTTCAGAGTCAACATGTACAGCGTCGACCGCACAAGCGCAGTAATCTCATCCTGAATATTCTTCAGGTAGGTGTCACGTGGCAGACGGCACGCACGAGTGCGCGTCAGCAACGTCTTGAAGTACATGCGCGCGCTCGTCTTTGTTTTGTTGTTATTGCGCGGCAACACGAACCGCTTGAGCCGACCGTACTTGCCCATGTACGCCTCGGCATACGCGTCCAACAAAGGGACGATGCCTTCGTAGTACGCCTGGAGCGCCTTGTGCTCAGCGAACGAGTTGGTCGTCAGGTGATACATGTGCGCCTTTTCGCGCGAACGCATCAGAAGCGCAACATACTTGGAAGCCATTATCCGTACTGGTATTCAAGATGATTTTTTGGCCGCACGGGCCGCCCGAGCATTGGCATTCTTTTTCGCAATGTACTCCCGAAGGTTCTTTCGTTGTTCGGCCGACAGGACCACCGCCTTTAGATACGCCTTGCGCGCCACTGCCGTCTTGAGCGTGTTCACGTGGCTTCTCGCGTTCCGTAGAGGCTGGTTCGACGAACCGGCGCCACTGTTGTTTGATGAACCGCCACCACCAACATTAAACGCGTTGTTCCGAAGCCAGACACCTTTATTGCGGTAGTGCATCAGAACCTTGCGTCGAGGCATCGGTACAGTCCTCCACACTTCACTGTACGCCTTTTTACGTTGAGCGAGCGTAGACGCCTTGGCAAGGATCGCCTTGGCTTTATTATAAGTGGTCACAGGGGGTGGTGCCTTCTTGGGCACGACCGGAAACTTCATAGCCGCCAGAGTCTTGTGGAAATTCACATAGTTTTCAGTGACGACACGATATCCGGCATTTCTGAGATTCCAAACCTGGTTCAGAGCGTTATTCTTACTTTTCGCGGATTTTAATATCGCATCAAAAGTCGATTTGGTGAGATATTTAACTTCTTTGTGATGTGTCCGGGCCCAACGACGCTTGGCAGCCACTCGCTCGGCCGGCTTGAGATAATTGTACACCGGAGAGTTGAGTTGTTTCCCGGCATTCGGGTCGGTGTAATTCAAATTGTAAATCACAGGTGTTTTTGTGCGATATTTCATGCGGCACGAAGGTGATATACCTTTGGTAAACTCATTCCGGGCATATATAGCATAAGAATAATTGTGTACGTTCACCTGACCGTTCTTAAAGAACGAGTAGGCAAGTGAAACTTCGTCCCGGACGACTCGTTTAAAGTCCGCCAGGTTCCACCAGTTGCACCGGAACACCTTACGTTGATTCGAGTCAAATATATATCCTTTTTCGTCGACGATATAGCCGACGATCGAGTGATATTTGTGCTGTTCGGAACTCGACGCGAGTGAGTTTCCTATCACGAGACCGGCACACATCAACGAATACCCTGGAGCGACCGTACGAAACACGATCGGCATATATGTACGTGGACCCGCCTTGCTAATGATAAACTGTGGTTTGCGTCGACGATTCACCTTTCCGGAATAATACTTGCCTTTGAATCCCAGATGATCGAGGACTTTCTCAATCTCCTCTTGAGGATGGGCACCTGTTCCACCCTTTGCACCCTTTGCAATGGTGCCCTGAAGGTTCATGTTCCCGAGAATATTGGCCGACTTGGCAATCTTCAGGGATACGGCCCGTGGTCCGCTCAGAAGACACATATACTGATCGATAAACTTCCAAAAGTAAATCTTCTTCGTCTTTGTGAGGTCTTTCATCGGACAAGGTGCGTCAATCCTGTCGTCAAAGTAAGCCTTCTCGGCCGGGGTCAGTTTTTCATAATACTCTTGCAAGTTGGCATACATGATTTTCTGACCATCTTCGGACAACAAAAACCCGTTGAGAATCGTGTAGAACCAACACGTCCCACGAGTCTGGATAATGCCAAGGTTCATTATTTTCTATATTCATAGTAGAGATGATTTTTGGCGAGACGGTCCTCTCAAAGGGGACTCGAATATACAAAGGTCTTCGGGTTCGTTCGGTGATGCTTCGAAATACGCGCCATTTCTTTGCGACGACCAACTCGCGTGTCGCGCGCGTATACGGCCAGCCTAGCGTATACCTTGCCAAGAAGCCCCTGCGTCTGTTCACCATGTCGCCCAAGAATTTGCAGTTGCTCGTGAACAAGTATCCAGGTCTGACCAAGGAAACCAGGACGTTGTTGAGATTTGCATTGGGGGTCGGCACGAGTCGTGCTCAACAAGTCCAGGCGTACAAAGTTCTTTATGGTCCTCGGGCATCTCTCCCGGGTGCACGGAACAAACGGCCCGGCCAGCGCCTCAGCGTTGCGGACATTGACCACGACTTGGCCCAACGCTTGACGCGCGAGTTTCTTCGGCCCGAACGCTACGATGGGTACTACGCCCCGCGCGCCCGGACCATATTCCACAGCGGTACATTTCATTCCGAAATTATGTTGTGCGACGCGACTCGGTCGCTTGAACGACGTGTCGCACCGAACCGTCCACGGGCCGTCATCGACCAACGAACACTCGTGAGTTCACTTCCGCAGTTGTTCGTCGCGTACTGCAAGACGCACCGTCGTCTGACGCGCCAGTACGGTGGTTTCGTTCCGTATCTCGGCGGCGGCATGGCTGTCAAACTGTATCTCGAGGCTCGCGCCTTGCGCGCACCGGCCAAGGTTCGCAACACGTCCGACTTTGATTTTACGTTTGCGGTCCCCAGACGGCTCCGGTCTCGGGTCGACATTTCAAATCGTATTTTTGCGATGCGCCAGGTTATGTCCAGACACGTGAGCGGGTTTATCACGTGGCTCAACAAGGAGTACAAGGCGACCGGTGCAAAACTTGTCGTGGTTGATTTTGTGCCGCCGATTCGGGTGTTGCCGGCGACCGGCAAGACGGTCTACCAGGTGATTTCGTACAAGTTGCAGTTTCCAGGAATGGCCAAACCGGTTGACTTTGTCGACTCGACGTTGGCATACGTACCGGGAATCAATCGTGAACACCTGCACCTTCCGTACACGCGTCTGTATGGTATTCCGATGGAGCGCCTCAAGTACATGTACCGGAATGTCGCGGTCGTGTTGGCCGGTTCGTTCGTATATCCCGGAATCAAGAATCGTAATCCTCTTACAGGAAATAGGCCCGAAAAGGGTCTCAAGAATACGGCCCGTCTTTCGACTCTCCTACGTGTCAAAAAAAAGAGTTATGGGAACGGCACCGTCCGGAACTTCATAAAGAAGATATACCAAAGAAACGTAGACGGTGCACGTTCGCGCGCCCAACAAATTATCGGTGCTATTAAAAGAGCGTTATGAACAAGGGTATTCGCCGGTCGTGTATCCAAGTTCGTAAAGCGGTCCGGAAGTCTGAACCGATCGTTCGGCGCACCGGACGGTACGTCGAACGGTACGTTGTCAAGACGTCCGTCGTGGGATTTGTCCCTTCGGTTATGAATGATGTCGTGGTTCATCATGCACAGATGACGCCCGTCGAACTGCTCCACGTCGCGTCAGATGACGTGTCTGTGTCCAGTATGACGGCACTCGCCATGGCTCTTATGCGTCTCTTGTAAAAAATATTTATATAGAGTACGAATGGTGAACGAGTCTGCAAATATGTTTAACGCGCGGCACACGAAGAACCGTGGGTACAGAACACATCCAAAACCTATGTTTGGGACAAATACCGGTCAAAGATTCATTTCTTATCATCGTAATAACGCGCATTTACACGGCCGTACTATCTGGCAAGGCCCTTTTGGTAGATTATTTATAATAAATAACAATGGAAGAAGAATATATATTCCCCAATAAATGTTTTAGTACAGACACCGGTTGCCCTTTGCGCACGTAAACCGAAAGACCAAGAACGTAGGTCCTACATTTATCAAGGATGTTCCAGTACCATTCAGTAATTCGATAGTAAGTTGATTAATTTGGCGAATCGGCTCGATGAAAACCGCCTGAGCCGGATAATTCTGATTCCATGTAAAATGTGTGCGCTGCTGAATCTCTTCGAGCGGTACGGCTACGATTGATGCAGCGAGCTTGCTCAGATTTGCTATAGTTCCCGATGGATTGGAACCAATGTTGGACGTTTGGCCCGACACCTGGATTGCAATCTGGCCGTTCGCCCGATCGTTAAACTTGGTCGAAAGTTCATTCACGTACATGTACATGTAATTTGAGTTACCTGACGATGTTACGTTCGAGTGAGCGCTCACGGACATGACTTCGGCCTTGACGACATTTCTGAGAGACGTGTTCAGATAGACTGTGAATGTGTTGTTCGCCGGGGCAAACACAGAGTCGGCTTTGATGTAATACACTTCGTGCTCTGGATCACACATTCTTATTCTTTGTTTAGATAAAGATTGACACCATATGTATGGTACAATGGCCTCACAGCTTCTGGTCACTCGCCTGACACCAAACGCAAGCCTGCCGGCTCGTGGTACGCCCGGTGCGGCCGGATACGACCTGTACAGCACTGACGGGTATGTCGTCCTGCCCGGTCACCGTGTTGTTGTCTCTACTGGAATCGCTGTCCAGCTCCCATCCGGAACCTATGGTCGCATTGCACCTCGTTCTGGACTGGCCGTGAAGCACGGTCTGGATACTCTGGCTGGTGTGATTGACCCCGATTACACCGGTGAGCTCAAGGTGGTTCTGGTGAATACTGATATGCGCATTCCCTTTGTGATTAAGCCGGGGTATCGTGTCGCTCAGCTCATTCTGGAGAATTACACTCACGCGGATGTGGTTGAGGTTGCGGCACCCGAGGAGACAACCCGTGGCGCGGATGGTTTTGGCTCGACTGGTCTGTAAATGTGTAAAGGTACGCGCGCGCAAAAAAAAAGACGACGCTCCAGTAGTATAATCGGTTAGTACAGTGGTCTTATGAAACCATGTTTCATGTGAGCGAGCCGCCAACCCCAGTTCGATCCTGGGCTGGAGCAGCGCATCAGTGTCCGAGTGGTCCAAGGAGGCAGACTCAAGTTCTGCTGGCGCAAGCCGCGTGGGTTCGAACCCCACCTGATGCACCCTGCTCTCGTAGCTCATTTGGTAGAGCACTCGTTTAGTAAGCGAGAGGTGTCGAGATCGAAACTCGACGAGAGCAATTCTGGCCCTGTAGCATAATTGGATAAATGCATTCGCCTTCTAAGCGGAAGACTGCGGGTTCGATCCCCGCCAGGGTCGTTAAAGACATGGTTCTTTTCAATGATATATGAATGGTGTCATTGAAAAGAATACACGTGGGGATGGGGCTGGTGGTGCAAATACAACCGTAAACGGAGTTGCTTTTGAAAAACTTACGTGGAACGGGGACCGTTTGCTCCTCATGGGTTTTGTAAAAGAAAAATACTATTTGCGAAAGAAAATTGATGACGACCGCGAAATCATATTTCTTCCTCAAAGTTCGCTCGTCAAATATTGCCGGGCCACGTTTCACGTTACACTTGTTCGGAAACCTGACGAGGCGTATCTTTTTCGAAACGGCGACAAGTATCTGCTCAAAATTCTAGAGAAGAAGACCCAAAATGGTGCCGGAAGCGTCGACACAAAATTGTGCGCCGACACATGGTTCAAAGAGGAGTATCATGAATACCTCGGCCCCCAATTTACAGTTGAGTATGCGTTTTGTCTGTCGAGCGGACTTCAAAAAATGTACCTTTCGGATACGAGCAAATGGCCCGTCATGCGCAGACTGCACGCCCGTCACGGAACCACCATCCTTTTCGGCGAAGACGCTGATTACTTTGCCAAGCTTGACGAATGGATAAGCACCTCGTTCGTCTGAGCCGATGGGTCTTTTGAATTGATGGCGCGCCGAGCCACCACAATTTCGGTCGTAAACTGCGGTGACGGAAAAGCGTCCCGGACCAGTGTCACATTCGAATTACTCATGAGAAACGGGCACGGAAGTGATTGTGCGAGCCGGAACAACGATTCGTGTTCTTCTTTACCAAACCCAGATTTGGTATAGGCCACGAACGACGTGGCATTCTCGGGTGCGTACGGGGGGTCCATGTAAACAAAATCGTTCGGGTCCGAGATGCACCCGAGTGATTGTGTAAACGGCTGACATACAAACACGACATCTTTGATGAGTCTTGAGACGGCTCGCAAATTGTCCGCATCGTAGACACCGGGTGCCTTGTTGTGCCCGAACGGCACATTGTAGCCATTTGGACCCTCGCGGTACAATCCTCTGAAACCCGTCTTGTTGAGGTACAAAAAACGTGCCGGTGTAGGTTCCTTATTAAAGTCGGCCCGGACCTCGTAGTACCGTTCTTCTGAAAGATTTTCACACAAGAGTTGTAGTTCACGAATGAGTTCTTCGGGTTCGGCCTGTACCTTCTTGTACAGAGCGATGAGGTGAGGGTTGATGTCACTTGCGTACACGGTACCTTTTATTGTACGAGAGTTCAAAAGTCCCAGAAGGACGCTTCCACCGCCGACAAAAGGTTCATGATAATTGTTCATGTCGGTCGGAAACTTGTCCAGGACTTTCTGGAGCATCTGTGTTTTGCCACCTACCCATTTTAGGAAGGGTTTCATAATAATACTGCCCGTCAATTCTTTAGTCTCAGGGAGTAGTAATGGACAAGGGTTGGTTGTTTCTCATCGGTTTAGCAGTAGCATTGCTTTTATGGCGTAACCGTAACGGTACATTGTCGGACCAGTCTGTTCGGACAATGTATCGTCAGTCGGCTCGGTACGTTGTTGCGAGTCTACAGGACGAATCTGAAGTTATTCGGGTCCTGCATGCAAACTATGCAATGGGCTACCTGCTCGCCATCAAGGATGTCACGACCGACGTGGACTTTGAACGAATTACAGGTGAGCGTCTTGTCGACTTTGAAGACAAGGTGGTTGCGGCTCAAGATGTCGCGACCAAATTGCTGATAAAACAGCGTCCGGACCTCATGCCGCTCAAAGATGATATGCTTGTACGTGCAATTTATTCTCGTGACTAATGTAAATGCCAAAGAATATTGATTTGCACCGGACGGTCGTATTGCTTGCAACTATGAAGGCTATACCAGATCCTCCACCCGAACTTAAGCGCTCGATCCGTTTCATGCAGAACCGTCTCGGGGCCGCACTGGTCAAAAATATGTCAGTCCTTCCAAACAACCAGGCGCCGGCGCGTAAAAAAGGTCCAGGTCCCAAAACCCATACGATGAAGCGGAAGGGTCGTTTTACCGTGACCGGAAATAATTAAACGAGAGGTCCATAAATACTACAGATGACCAAGTGGCTCTTTATTGGACCGTCACTCTTGGCCGGAATTGGCCAGGTGACAAACAAGTATGCTCAACTTGTCGGAGGTGAATACCGTGAATTTTCAGCCCCGCCAAGTGAAGAAACGTACGATGTCGGCTTTGCGTTTGTACTTCCGATTCCACAACACATGGACTTGTGTGACCGCCACCTCAAAAAGTGTACCAAAAAAATGTACATGACGGTGTGTGAAACCGAGACGGTCCATGCCGCGTACGGTCTTCTTGTCGAACGGTACAAGACGTTGTACACACCGAGTGTGTTTTGTCAGCGTGTCTTCGAACGCCAGTTTCCACAAGGAAACTGGAAGCTCCTTCGACACACGGCACATGGAAGTCCTGTTGCGCCACCGACAACACCTGAATACACATTTTATACAATTGGGAACATGGCCGATCCACGAAAAAACATACGTATGTTGCTCGAGGCTTTTGTTCGACTCGACATGGCCAACACGCGCCTGATTCTCAAGGCGACTGGACGAGAGCCGTTCGTGTGCCGTCTGCCTCGCGTGACCGTCATCAATGGCTTACTGACTGACGACCAAATGGAGGATGTTCACCGAATGAGTCATTGCTACATCAACTGTTCACACTCAGAAGGTGTAGGAATGGGGGCTGTTGAGGCTGCCGTACGAGACAAGCCTGTGATTATTACAAACTATGGAGGACTTCAAGAGTATATTCCCGGAACGCCTTTTGTGGTACCATGTTCACTTCAACCGGTTGGCCAGAATGATTTCTTGTACGAAAGTCACATGGTGTGGGGAGCGCCCGTGTTGGGTGACCTTGTTCGGCACATGCGTTACTGTGCCGAAAACCGAATCGACACATGGGATCACACCTTGACACGTGAGCTCATCGGCGACGTCACGTCGGCATTGTTGGAATACTCCAGCCAGTAGTTGGTCGCATAAATGACCAGTGCGAGCATGACAGACGAGTAGACGAGAAACGCCTGCTGGGCCTTCAGGTACAAGACAAAGTCGTCAAGGGCCTGGAATCCGACGGGCTTGGACAAGATGCGCGGGACGAGCAGGATGATGAGGGCGTTAATCAAAAGAGCCTGTACGTACATTACAATACACACGTAAAAAAGTTCACTCCATTGAAAAGTGCTTCTTGCAAAATGCCCCGCAGCCTGAAGCGGCCCGGAATGGGCACTGACGACCTTCGAGGGTGCGAGCTGTACACTGGGGTCCGACCACCTGGTCCTTCTTCTTTTTGGTCGAAGACCCGGCAGGCATCGGAGGCGGGCCGAGCGGTGGCGGAGGACCAGTGAGCACAATCATCTTGCGACGTCCTGCGTCAATCGCCAGAGCACGTTCGCGCATCTTTAAAGCGCTCGAGGCAATCTTGGCCGGGTCCGAGTGATACTTGACAGCCATGGCGTACATGGAATCCCAGGTGGGCGTCATTGTGTTTGTGGATGAGAGTTCCGTGTGTGAACTGTGACGCTCAAGACAAAACCTAAACTTTTTGGCACCGAACCGTCACAAATTCACGTCCCGTACAATTGACCGTTCCTTTTGGAGCGATACATGTAACGTCTGCACCGGTCGCGACAGTCACATTGACGCGTCCGTCCCCCTTTTTTTTACTAAACCAAGCTGCGATACCCGCAGCCCATTCAATATCTTCATTCGGAACAAGAGTGTTTTTTGTGCCGGTACGTAGGACAACATGGGCCCCGGCACAATCTCGTGCATGAAACCATAAATCGTATGCTTTCATGCGCGATGACAAGTTGTGATTTTCGTGAGCATCTAGGCCTACCAAAACCTCAAAGTTGTTCGGTGAGCTCAGATGGCGCATTTTGTTTGTGCCTTGTTATGAAACCATCTTAAATGTTGTATACACAACCCGAATTTCCTCCACGTAAGCGGAGTACCAGGTGGATCGTCGATTCCTTCTGCACATTGTAGTCACCGAGCGTCCGGTCGTCTTCAAGCTGCTTCCCGGCAAAGATGAGACGCTGTTGGTCCGGAGGAATGCCTTCCTTGTCGGAAATCTTCGCCTTGACGGACGAAATCGTGTCGGCCGATTCAACCTCTATGGTAATGGTCTTGCCAGTGAGCGTTTTTACAAAGATTTGCATCTTGACATATGGCGCTACAATTTTTTAATTGTAGCGCGCTGCAATGTTTCTTCTCACCTTTGCCGTGTGAATCTTTTTCAAAATAGGTGGTCGAACAGTGGTTGCCAACATGAGGTTACCGTTATTAGGATTCTTGACCAGTACAATTTTGGGTTTCCGTGTTTTGGTTCCACGCCAATGTCTCTGGATCAGTGTCGCTGCAATGTTCAAGATAGCCTTGAGCCCCTTTGCGACACGCTGATTATAACTAGGTCCGACTGAAGCCTTGATACGATTGTACGCATTTTTATAGTTTGCGTTTGTTTCCAACTTATTTCTGTTAATCTGTTTTTCGAGATAAGCGAGCTGGATATTATACGCGGGATGATTTTTTGTCAAATAGTTGAGCAAGCGTTGAAATCGAGCCGGGGTATTCATTTATTTATTACGAAGAAAATGTTTTATACCATGCCATGTAGTAGTCGCCAGCCTCTGGTGGTTCAGCTTCGACGACCGATGTATCGTCGACGTGACGCCACGTTCCCCGATGCTTGACGTACGCGGTGTAGTGACCGCCGTGAACAGACCCTTGATGGACAACCAGACCGAACAACGTGTGGTCCGGACCGTACGTCCGTGGGACACGAATAGTCCGGCGCGCATCGTACTGGCTGAACGAAACCATAAATACCGGGGGCAATTTTGTAACCCGAGTTTGCTTTACCGCCGCATGGTATGTATTGCCGGCGTCATCAATATAGCCCGCAAAAGCCTCCGTCTTTTCGTGCCGCCGAATGAGTTCTTCGAGCGTCTGGCCGGATGTTTCCGGTGTGAGCACGAGCGTCGTAAACTCGTATTCTTTGGTCGAAGTGCCCTTGGGATACGTCACAGTCTGAGACTCGGTTCCGTTGAACATGCCTTGGACAAATCCGACACCGAGTGACTTTTCAAACGTGTCAATGAGCTCGAGGACAACCTCTTGGACGTCGTGCGGCCAGCCATTGCCGAACCGAGGGAAGCGCTCACAGAACGCCTTGTGGAACGGGCGAATGTCCGGGGCCGGCAAAGACTTGCGCCACAACTGGTTTACGAGCGCAGAGTATTCGCGGGTCACTGCGCACTCGCCAGTGTATGGCGTCTTGAGGAGCCGGTTGGACAACCATGGAACATGGCTTAAACACTGCAGTGCAGAATTGAGAAAGCACGTATTGCCAAGGTTTTCCAAACCCTTGACCATATTTAGAAACAACACTCGCCAACTCTCTAAACCAGACATGGAGGTTGCCCGTTCTCTCTTTGACACGTGGGAGCCTATTATTCGCAAGCACTGTACCAAGGATACGAGTGAGATTGAGATTCGTCTCGGCAAAATGAACCGTGGTTCGTTCGATACGAATGTCACCAAGGAGACATTCGACAAGGTGCTCCGGCGTCTTCATCGCTACAAGGGCTGGGAGAGTGTCACCGAGTCGGACACGATTATTTACCATTACCCGAGTAAGCGTCGTGCAACCTATGACAATGTCACTGAGGACATCACCGAAAGTGTCATCAAGAAGCGTCTCGAGGTGAATGACGTGTCACTGAACGGCCACCCGTTTGATGCGCGTCTCGGTGTCTCGAGTGAAGTGCCGATGGACCATGACCCGGAGGAGGAGGCGACGAGCGTCCGCAGCAAGAAGCGCACCTCTTTTTTGCGTAAGAATCTTCGGATCGACGTGACGTGTGTTACTGGCGATCCGCAAGACCAGGATTGCGACGACGAGAATCAGTACCAAATTGAGCTCGAGCTTCTGAGCGTTCCCGAGTCCAAGAATGAACTGTTCAATATGGTTTACAAGGTGTTTGACGTGTTGAAGATTATGACCTAGAGGAACCTAGGCATGTTGACATAGACGGGCGAAGGTGTGCGGGAACGAGGCGCCGGTGCAGGTGCCGGGGGTGAAGGGGACGGTGACGGGACGGGGCCACGTGTCGCCTTTATATTCTTGAGCGCGGCGTACCACGTCTTTGGTGGTTTCGATTCGAAGTTTCCGTAGTTGTTTTTGAGATAGGCTTTGGCGACCGCGAGACGTTCAGTACGCGTCAACGTGTTAAACTGGCGCGCACGTCCGTTGCGCAAAATGCGATTATTGTTTTGGAACGTGTACGCCTTGCCGTTCAGGACCAGATTGGGACGTGATGGCCCGGCCGACGCGGGAGAAGGACCCACCTTGTTCTTTATCATCTTGAAAATCTGAGCCGCCGTTTTGTTCTCGGATGCCCCGGCAATGTTCATGTTCCGGGCCATTCGAACAAGTTGAGCTATGGTGTACCGTGAGTACTGTTTGCCGTTGATTCTGTCACCATTGACTTTGATGGCGGCGCGTCCAGCCGGGCTTGCATTTCCGGTGATGCCGAAAATGTTCCGGACCCGTTGAGGCACGGGAACGCCCGCGTCGGCATACGCCTTCAGAACCGTCTTTTTACCGGCCGCCTTACCGGCCGGTACTTTATAAAAGTACGGTTGCTTCCCTGGTCCCGGGCGGACATAAAACCCTGGCCGGTTCGCATTCCAGTTTGGTGCGCGTCTCGGTGGGCTCTTTATCTTTGGGGCAACGGGTGCCGGCCCAGGCATGTTGAGCGCCTCCCAAAGGTTTGCGCCCTCGACATTAAACAGACGCATGACACTCGGTGGAATGTCGACACCATGGGTTTCATACGCCCGGAGAACCTTTTGGCGCACCAGTGACATGGTTGGGACGATTGGATAAAAGCGCGGAAGACCGTTCGGACCCGGTCGGACGTACTTTCCGTTACGTGTGTTTGAATAGCTGCGAGCCTTCGGGTACCGAGTGTTCAGTTTTGCGAGCTTCTGGGCGTTCTTGTTTCTGGCCGACACTGGGATGTTACGCATACGCGTCGCGGCCAATGGTTCATAGACGGGCCGACCAGCCTCGTTCACCATAGGACGCCCGGCCATGTTACGAGCCCGTTCACGTTTGAAGATGTTCAACGGACCAGTGTATTGAATGATACGGTGAATGACGCTCGGTACGACCGACAAGTCTCTCGTTCCACGAATGAGCACATTGCCGTTTGTAAAGAAGCTCAGCGTCATGGCTGGTTGTTTCCAGTGAACAATCGCCGCCGGAAACAACTCTTCGTCGAGTGACGCAGTGCCGACCGTATGAGGTACATGCCGAATAAATTGGGCTACAAACTCGTCGAGCCGGAGTGTATGGTCGATGTTGATTCGTCCGTCCAACTTTGTCATCTTGACGTTTGAAATGTTGACTCGCGCACCGGGAAAGAAACGGGTCGCAATTTTACGAAGCACGGGTTCGTATGTCGATTTTCCAGATGTGGTAATTTGCAGCGAACCGCTCTTGTGAAAAACGGCTGCACCGCCACCTTCGATTCGAAAATTCCAGTGGTTCACACCGACGGGTGATCCGACGACGCCGTGCGTTTTTGTGAGACGGCACGTCGCCGGGTTTCCGATGAGCGTCCGGCCCTCGACCGATGCAATACCCGCTGGGAGAGACGCCGGAAGGACAAACGCACCCCATGGAAAATAAAGAGTGACTGTCCGGGCCGTGATGACAGGCGTACTCAGTTTGTACCCGTCGGACGCATAGTGCGTCTCGTTCACAAATCCGGTTTTGCGTGACCGGAACGCCTGTTGTATTTTTCGCGCGGCCGCACTCGCCATTACTTTGGTCAGAGAGTTTTTTCTACACGTCGGCGACAATGTCGTTCGTCACGACATCCAGACCGTAAATGACCGGCTGGGACGCATAGGCGTTTCCGCGATAGACGCACGTCTCCGTCCGGACTTCGATTTCGCGAGCCGAGAACGGGCCGGCGTACGTGTCCGGATTGAAGCGACACTTGCCGAGCAAATTCTCTTGACAATGTTGGTGGAACATCTGGACGAAAATCTTTTGCGGACACGACTTGTCCGGTCCGTACACCACCTTCTCCGTCGACGACAGAAAGTGTTGCAGTGGATTTGTGAGCATCGCCACCTGGTTCTGAACCGTCTTGAAGTACTCTGGCAGAACGTTCCAGATGTCCTGGTCGCTGTACTTGGCTGCGTATTCGAGGTACGCCTTGACACACTTGCACAAAATGGCTGGAATTTCAGCATCCAGCTTCTCGTCCAGGTGCGGGTCAGCCTTTTGCACCTGGCGACTAAAGTTCCACGTCACGAGACGACGGAGCACCGATCCAGAATTGTCACGGTAGCCCGGAACCTCATTGCCGGCCAGAATACCGGGCACATTCCAGGTCATCGAGAGCGCCTTGTCGTTCTTGCGTGCAATCGAAACATCCTCACCGGATACCATCGACTGAAACTCCGCCTGTTCGAGCGCCAAATCACCCTTGACCTCTGGACTGATGAACATGAAGCCGTCGTGAATGGACCAGAGACCAAACTTCTTCTCAATGTTGTTCGAGAGGGTCCGAACATCCTCAGAATCGTAAAACTTTTTGCACACCTTTGTGATGAGGGTCGACTTGCCCGAACGCGCAATACCCTTGAGGAACGGAATGACTTGCCAGCCATCCATCACATTTGTGTCAAAACAAAGACGACCGATGAACACGTAGAGCCAACGGCACACATCCTCTGGAAACCGCTGGTAGGTCATCACGGACTGCATGTGCGGTGTCGGAATGTTGTACCAGTCGGCGACATCTTCGTAGTGATCAAACTCTTGATCAAAAAACTTACAACTTACGATGGTCGGGTCGAGGGTTTGACACTCGGGCGTATCGTACTTGTAAAACTTGGTCACATACTTTTCGTCCCACTCGCGTCCGACAAAGATACCATTCCGGAAAGACCAGACGTTCCGGTTCTTTTTGATTTCGGGAAACTGCATGTCACGACAGTTGGTCAGGTGCGTGATGGTGTCACGGACGATAGAGCCCTTGCTCGTCAGGTTCCGCCACATGTCATACTTGTCCTCCTTTTGCGTGTAAAAATACACAAACTCCTTGATTTCCATCACGGGCCGCCACGCCTTGGTCAGATGGCCCTCGCCCGTCTCAATCTGTTTACAGCACTGACCCTTGTACCGGCGCATCTTCATGATGTACGTCTGGTTCAAAAGGTACAGGAGCAGACACTGAAACGCGCTCGGTTGCTCCTCAGCCTCGCCGGTCGTCTCGATCGTCTTGCACCGAAACATCGACGACTCCATGTCACCCTGGATCGGCGCCGTACAGGTTGGGTGGTTAATCCGCTCGAACGAACGGACGTACCGAAAAATGATTTCGTAGGCGTCATCAGCCGTTTCAATCAGGCGCATCATACGGAAGGCGACCCGAAACTCGTCGCCGTTCACGTCAACGGTCGGACGATCCTTCATACCCAGTTCACTGGAACGATGGTACAGCTCGGAAAAAAGGTTTACCAGGCGACGTTTCTGTTCTAGAATCCGCTCGAGATCGACATTTTGGGGCATGCCGTTCGCGTCTAGTTCGTCATCCCGGAAGAATTGGCGGAACCCACTGGTGAGCGGCAGAAACCGATCACCCTTGCAGGTCAGACCCATCTTTTCCTCGAGTTGTCCGATGAATACTTCCAGTCGCTCTGGGGTGAGCGAGCTCACCTCGGAACGAAGAACCTCCATTCGTATTTCGTGGTCGTGATTCGGTGCATGATCACGCTCGATTGTGTGCACATTGTCCATTGGTAGTACAGGGCAAGAAATTTTTAAGCAGTGGGTGCGGGTGGCTTGGCCGACAGAGCCGACAGAATCTTGACCAGAATGACATTTTGCTTCTCCAGGTGCTTGGCGATCGCCTCGGTCGAGCCGGCCAGCTTGTCCAGGACGGACGTGATGGTCTCACCCTCGTCGGTCGTCAGGAGGGACACCAGTGCATCCTCGCCGCCGTCAAAGTCCATGTCCTCATCCATATTCATCTCCTCGTCTTCAGGGATGTTATCGTGATCGGCCATTGGTACTTTGTACAGACATAAAGTCTTTAATAGTCTGGCGCGCCCTGAGACCCCCGAATTATTTTCTTGGCGTATGGTAAAATGGCTGGTGGACTTATGCAACTCGTAGCTTACGGCGCTCAGGACGTGTACCTGACCGGTACGCCCAAGGTGACCTTCTTCCAGGCGGTGTACAAGCGCCACACCAACTTCGCGATGGAGCTGATCCAGCAGACGACCAACGGTTCCCCGGCCGCCTCTGGCCGCGTGTCCGTGACCATTGCCCGCAACGGCGACCTGGTCGGCAACATGCACGTGGCTCTGCAGCCCACGTCTAACGTGCTGACCTCCAACAATGTTGGTTTCGACACCAACTGGGTGGCCGAGCGCGCGATCGCCGCGGTCGAGCTGACCATCGGTGGCCAGCGTATCGACAAGCACTACCAGACCTGGTGGCGCCTGTACGCCGAGCTGTTCCTGAACGAGTCGGACAAGATTGCCTGGGGCAAGATGACGACCGCAGTGAACGCCACGACGACCACCTCCGTGAACAACCGCGTGTACCTGCCCCTGCTGTTCTTCTTCAACCGCAACCCCGGTCTGTACCTGCCCCTGATTGCCCTGCAGTACCACGAGGTGCGCCTGGACTTCGACCTGACCACCTACTACGACAAGTACTTCGGCACGACCAACGCGTTCGAGGTGTGGGCCAACTACATCTACCTGGACACCGAGGAGCGTCGCCGCTTCGCCCAGAAGGGCCACGAGTACCTGATCGAGCAGGTGCAGCACACCGGTGGCGACTCTGTCGCCAACGATACCAGCACGCAGCTGATCCGTCTGTCCTTCAACCACCCCGTGAAGGAGCTGATCTGGTGCTACACCAACCCGAACTTCAGCGCGACGGCCAACCTGAACCACATGTGGAACTTCTCCACGAGCACCGCATCCGTGGCAGTGTCTTCCAACGTGCAGGCCTTTGCCTCTTCGAACAACTTCGTGTTGCCACACCTGTGCGGTGCGCCTCACATCGTGAACTTGACTGGCTCGACTGGCACGACCATCTTCTCCGTCCTGTCCGGCAACGCCAACTGCTACTGGGTTGAGGAGGGTCTCGCCGTGGCGGCTGCCGCTGCACAGCCCGGCGTGGAGGTGGGTCCCCTGAACCTGTTCAAGGTGGTGCTGAACGGCCAGGACCGCTTCAAGGAGCAGAACGGCAAGTACTTCAACCAGGTGCAGCCCTTCTACCACCACACCGGTACCCCCTACCCGGGTATCTACACCTACTCCTTCGCCCTGCAGCCCGAGGAGCACCAGCCAACCGGCACCTGCAACTTCTCTCGCATTGACAACGCCCAGGTGTCTGTCGTGCTGAAGGGCTCTACGATGACCACCCTGCAGAAGCTGTTCGCGGTCAACTACAACGTGCTGCGCATCCAGTCTGGTATGGGCGGCCTGGCCTTCTCCAACTAGAGAACCAAACAGTACACACAATCATAGAACGGGGGAAACCCCAAAAAACAACAAAACAACCTTATTAGTGGTTGTTTTGTTGTTTTTTTCTCTTGTATAATGATAAATGGCTGGTGGACTTATGCAACTCGTAGCTTACGGCGCTCAGGACGTCTACCTGACCGGTACCCCCAAGGTGACCTTCTTCCAGGCGGTGTACAAGCGCCACACCAACTTCGCGATGGAGCTGATCCAGCAGACGACCTCTGGTACCGTCGGTAATGCTTCTCGCGTGTCCGTGACCATTGCTCGCAACGGCGACCTGGTCGGCAACATGCACGTGGCCCTGCAGCCTCTGGCGCCCAACGGCACGACTCTGCCGCTGACCTCCAACAACGGTGCATTCGACATGAACTGGGTGGCTGAGCGCGCCATCTCTGCGGTCGAGCTGACCATCGGCGGCCAGCGCATCGACAAGCACTACCAGACCTGGTGGCGCCTGTACGCCGAGCTGTTCCTGAACGAGTCGGACAAGATTGCCTGGGGCAAGATGACCTCCATGTCCAACCCGAACACGACGCAGACCTCGGTGCCCAAGGTGTACCTGCCTCTGCTGTTCTTCTTCAACCGCAACCCCGGTCTGTACCTGCCTCTGATTGCCCTGCAGTACCACGAGGTCCGTCTGGACTTTGACCTGACCCAGTACTACTCCAGCTACTTCGGCACGACCAACGCGTTCGAGGTGTGGGCCAACTACATCTACCTGGACACCGAGGAGCGTCGTCGTTTCGCCCAGAAGGGTCACGAGTACCTGATCGAGCAGCTGCAGCACACCGGTGGTGACGCCCTGACGTCTTCGAGCACTTCGGAGGGTGCCGTGCAGACTGTCCGTCTGACCTTCAACCACCCCGTGAAGGAACTGATCTGGTGTTACCAGAACCCGACCGCGACCGCCCAGCAGACGACGCAGCTGAACGGCATGTGGAACTTCTGCTCGTCCACGTCCAACGTGAACGTGACGTGCGACCCAAGCAAGATTGCTTTGGCCGGTACGATTCACCCCCACGTGGTTGGTGCTCCTCAGCTGTTCGCACCAATGGGCGGGTCTACTTTTTTCCTGACTTCCAATGTTGTGGTTCCAACCGCTAACCTCATTCCAGGTAACTATTCTCTTCAGTCGAACGTCCTCACCGGTAACGTGTTCTGGATTGAGGAGGGCACGCAGTCGGCCGGCACCTCCAACACTGCATACGGTTACGAGGTGGGCCCTCTGCACCTGTTCAAGGTGGTGCTGAACGGCCAGGACCGCTTCAAGGAGCAGTCCGGCAAGTACTTCAACCAGGTGCAGCCCTTCTACCACCACACCGGTACTCCCTACCCGGGTATCTACACCTACTCCTTCGCCCTGCAGCCCGAGGAGCACCAGCCAACCGGCACCTGCAACTTCTCTCGCATTGACAACGCATCTCTGTCTGTCCAGCTCAAGTCCAGCGTCGCAACCACCACCCAGAAGATGTTCGCGGTCAACTACAACGTGCTGCGCATCGCCTCTGGCATGGGTGGCCTGGCCTTCTCCAACTAGACGTAAACTCCTCGTTTGGCCTCGAGTTCGCGTTGTTCACTTTTTGACAGGTGGTCCATGGAACCGGTCTTGATGGCCCGAATTTCAGGACCGCTCAGCGTCACAGCATCGAGGACATAGTCTTGGAATGCTTCACACGCTTCAGGTACGATGGGTTTGATAATTTCAAAAATTGTATGGGCCGGTTCGCGAATCTCACTCTGAGCGTCGTTTCCCATGCGCAGGTGTAGAAAATGAAAAAGATTGTGCAGGTTAATTTTCCAGTAAAATTCAGTATAAGTACTCTGAGGAAGGTGCGTCCGTGCAAGTTCACGTGCGACGCCCCGTCGTACGAGTTCATCGTACGTGTGAAATGCAAGGTCACAAGACGCCTTTTGTTTCAGACGTATCAGCTCACTTCCCTCGACGACGCCATGAGAACCCTGACGGGCCGTCAGGCTTTGACTCCGAAGCTCGTCTGGAATGAAAAAATCATCCTTGATGACCGAATAACGCGCCGAAATTTCATTCACAGACGCTGAACGGTGACGAAGCCATTGGCGCGCCACAAAGATTGGCACTCGGATATGAAACTTGAACTCGACCATCTCGAACGGCGTTGTGTGCTTATGACGCATGAGGTATCGGATGAGTGCCCGATCGTCATTGATCGTCTTAGTCCCTTGACCATATGATACTCGAGCAGCCTGTACAATTGCTGAATCGTTTCCCATGTGGTCGACCAGCCGGACCGACGTCGTCTCCATTGGATACAAAACAGGTGCAAACTTTATTTGTTGACGATTAGTAAAATGGTCCAGCTGAAGTTGTGGCATAAAATTCTCATGGCGGTGGTCATTATCGTCGCCGTGATTTTGGCTGCTCGCTATCGCCAGAGCAACTACACTCCACCAGAATCCACCGTGACTGTAACGCCTCCCGCACCTCCCGCACCTCCGGTAGTTGCCCCGGAACCTCTTCCTGCCGAAGTGCCTCCGCCACCCCCACCACCGCCTCAGGAGCCAGCGCCAGCACCGGCGCCGCCAAGCACCACCACAGAGGCCCCCTCTGATATAAATGGAATTGGTGCATTTGATAAGATTGCCGGCGAGACAATGTACGATTATGAGACTTCGATGGCACCAATGGAGGCGTCGGCCCCAATGGCACCCACGGCACCCACGGCCCCAGAGGCGTCGGCCCCGATGGCACCAACTGAGGCGTCAGTCGCAACGCCCCAGGTTGAG